ATATTATATTCACATGGCAAACGCTAAAAGAACTAGCAGAAAAAGAGCTAGTATTAAAAAAGAAACGCAACAAGAAATAAATGATTCTTTAGTTGAAAATACTTTCCACGACAACCCAATTAAAAGGCAAATTAAATTAAAGCAATTTAATTGGACGGAAAAACAGAAAGAATTTTTTAAGGTTGCTTTAGCTCAAGATACTAAAATTGTTTTAGTTAACGGTCCCGCTGGAACCGCTAAAACTCTTTTATCTACTTATTGCGCCCTTCAGTTATTAAACATGAAGGCGATAAGTGACATTATGTATCTTCGTTCAGCGGTTGAATCTTCTGATAGAAGCTTAGGGTATTTACCAGGTTCAGCGGAGGAAAAGTTGAGATTTTTTAATTTACCTTTTTTGGATAAATTAGACGAACTCCTTGAGTCAACCAGAGTTGAAAAATTAGAAAGCGAAAACAGAATTAGCATGTTTCCAGTGAATTTCGCAAGAGGAATGAACTGGAAAGGTAAATGCGTAATTCTTGACGAATCCCAAAATTCTACCATAAAAGAAATAACTACGGTTCTCACTAGGCTTGGAGAGGGTAGTAGATGTTTTATTCTTGCTGACCCAATGCAAACAGATATCAAGCAAGACGATAAGCAGCATGGCTTTGAAAAAATGTTTAAACTATTCTCAGATGAAGAAAGCTTCAATCAAGGAATTAAAACTTTTGAGTTCGGGGAGGAAGACGTGATGAGGTCTGATTTAGTTAAGTTTTTGACTAAAAAGTTGAAGCTGATTTGTTAGTTACACTAATTAAATAAAAAAAATATTTTATTTTTTTGTTTTTTTGCTGTATTATACAATAATGAATAATTTAAGAGTATATTGTCAGGACTGTGGATGTATGCATTCTTACACCCTGCATAAACCTAATTTTTGCCAAAGTTGTGGAAGCGCGATGAGCTCTAGTAAACCTCAAGCTCAAAAACGGGAAAGCGTTTTGGAGGAGGAAAATGTAAATATTAACTTCGACAAAATCAATTCATTAGATTTTGAAGCGGAGCATTATAACGCAAGTCCGCAAACTCTTGGATCAATTATGGAGGCTTCTTCAGGTCAAGAAGTTAAAAATAATCAAAGCTTCAATGAACCGCCGAAAAGGTCAAAACAAGAAATTCTTGAAGAGTTAAAGAAAGAAAGCGCAACTCTAAGACCAAACTCTTGACATATTGAGCGGCAAGCCCAAATTCGAAGATTATATAGATATAATTGAGGAAGAAATCCTAAAAAGAAAATCTAAGTGGAGTTTGAACTCTATAGCTTGGATGGATTTTGAGGATGTTTCTCAAGTTATAAAAATTCATATATATAAAAAATGGAGTTTATATAACCCCTCTAAACCTTTAAGACCTTGGTTAAATAGAATAATATCCAATCAACTTAAAAATTTGATTAGGAATAACTACGGTAATTTTGCTAAACCTTGTGTAAAATGCGCGGCTTCAAATCAAGATGAAGGGTGCTCTCTATTTGTAAAGCAGTGCAATCTGTGCCCGCTATACGAATACTGGAGTAAGAATAAAAAAGACGCCCACGGATTAAAGTCTTCAGGGGGAGTTAATATAGATATTGACAACAGTTTAAATGTATCTCACGGATTTGACCATTTTGAATCAAATTCTAAAAAACTTCACGAAGCGATGCTTTCTAGATTAAAACCTTTAGAAAGAATTGTTTATACATTAGTTTACATAGAGAACAGGTCGGATAAAGAAGTTGCAAAAATAATGAATTATAAAACCACAGAAAAAGGTAGGCAACCAGGTTACAAGCACATTAAGAATCTCAAAAAGTCAATAATAGAAAAAGTCAAAAAGGCTCTTGAAAAAGGTGAAATAGATTTAATATGAGCGAAAAAATACAATTATCAGAAGAGCAAAAACAAAATGTTGTAAACGAGTGGAACTCTCGCGAGGAAAATCCTCCATCTCTTCTTGAATTGATAAAAATAGCTTTCCCCGATAAAAACGTAGACGGAAGAAGCAAAGAGGGAAAAGCTGTTAAAGCTTTTTTAGCTTCGAGAAGTATAAAAGCTAGGGCCGCGCAAGAGTACAAAGCTAAAGATGATATAACATTAATTGATGACCAAAAAGAGTTTATAGAAAATAACTATAAATTTATGACCTTTGTTGAAATCGCTAGGGTTATTTTTCTCAATGATAAAATTACAAATTTAAATAAAGAAGCAAAAGTAGTTGAAGCTTATATAAAACAAATAGACCCGAATCATAGTTCAGAAGAATCTATTAACGTAACCCATGACGAATATAAGCCGCCCACAAGTTTCGACAAGTCTTTAGCTAGAATAAACAAATATATTTTTGAAAAAATAACTAAAGAAAAAATAACAGCAAGGGATAAAAAAAATATAGAAGCCTTACTTGGTTACATGAACACTTTTAGATTTGTTCATCAAATCAATACATACGATTCAACTAGCACAAGAGAGCTTTTTGAATCCAGTTTTGTTAGATATACTTGCGACAAAAACGATCTAACTCAAGAAGAGGTTGATCAATACATAGTTTTATCTTCGGAGGTTGTTATAGCTTCTAATATCCAAAGAAGAGTCGAGCATCTACAAAGACTACTTGATGAAGTAGCTGATGGTGATCAAAGGATAGCCATGTCTTTAGTTGAGGCTATAAATACGGCTCAAAACGAATACCATCAGTCCGTAAACAGACAGCAAAAACTTCTGGAAAGTTTGAAAGAAAAACGTAGCGACAGGCTTAAAAATCAACTTAAAGAAAACGCAAGCATTTTAAATCTAGTTGAATTATGGAAAGATGAAGAGTCTAGGGTAAAAATGATAAAACTTGCAGAGCTCAGAAAAAAAGCTGTAAAAGATGAAGTTGAAAAACTTAGTAATATGGACGAGATTAAAGCTAGGATAATGGGCATATCCGAGGATGAGGTTTTAAATCAATGATATTACATAAAGAGAAAATATTATTTATTCATATACCAAGAACTGGTGGTTCTAGTATAGAAAAGTATTTCAGTTTTAACGGCGACTCAAATTTAAAAAAAATAGATACAGCGCAGCACGCCACACTAAAAGAGTACTGCGACAGTTATGAAAACTTAGATGAGTATTATAAATTTTCCATTGTTAGAAACCCTTGGGATAGGTTAGTGTCTTGGTATATATGGTCTTACGCGGAGGTTTTGTATTATCAGTTCTTAGCTGAAAATGGGAAATATTATCCTACAGACTGCAATTCAAGAAGCAAGGCTTGGATAAAAGGTAAAAATTTCCTAAGTGACGAAAGCAATAATTACTTAGACACTAAAATGTTTTTAAAGTTTAAAACTTCTTTTTCTAATTTTTTAGATAAAATAGAATCAGAGGATTTGTCAGTAAATCAAGTGTACGATAATGTTTTTGATATAAACAATAGACTAAAGTCTAGATGGATCATGCCTCAAGTGAAATGGCTTGAAAATGAATCTAAAATAAAATGCGATTACATATTAAAATACGAACTTCTTCAAAGGAATTTTAAACTTTTATTAAAAAAGTTAAAGCGCCCTTATCAAAAGCTAGAAACAGTTGGAGCTATAGTAAAAAAGCCAAACTACAGAAAATTTTACACTAAAAAAAATCAAGAAATAGTATCTAAGGTTTATAAAGAGGATATTAAAAAATTTAAATATGAGTTTTGAATGTAAAGCTTGAGGTCAAGAGTTTGAAACGGAGAGAAAACTTCACTCTCATTTAAAAAAACACGACCTTAGAGTAGCTTCTTATTATCAGAAGTATTACCCGCGCTATGATTTACATGATGGTAAAATAATTAAATTTAAATCAAAAGATTACTATTTCAGTAGAGAATTTAATACTCGTACCAATCAATTAAAATGGCTAAACAGTTTACCTGATGAGGAAGCTAAAGAGTATCTAAAAAAGCTATTGTTAGAAAGAAAAGAAAAAAAGAATTTAATTTATTCACCTTCTCAGGTTGAACTGAGGACTACTTCAATCCCTTCTATAATTTCATTTGAAAAAAAGTTTAACGACTATTACAAATTATGCGAATCGTTAGGGTTTAAAAATAAATACAAAAATATAGAGAATATAGCTACAGCTTCAATCCCTAAAACAAAAGATTTAAAAGTTTACGTTGACAGTAGAGAACAATTACCTCTTAAATTTAATTTACCCACAGAGGTTAGAGGGCTCAAGTTTGGTGATTATGCATTAAGCGAAAAGTCTTTAACTTGCAACTGTTACATAGAAAGAAAATCTTTATCGGATTTTATATCAACAATTAGCGTTCAAAACTATGATAGATTTTGCAGAGAAATTGAAAGAGCTTACGAGAATGAAGCTAACTTAATAATAGTGGTAGAAGATACATTAACAAACGCTTTATCTTTCCCGTATTTACCTCACATATCAAGAAAAATAAAAGTAACACCTGAATTTATATTTCATCAAGTTCGAGATATGATTCAAAAATACGATCACATACAATTTTTATTTGTAAAAGGAAGGAAAGAGTCTGTAAGGGTTATAGAAAAAATATTTTTCAGTAAATGCGTTTATAAGGACATTGATCTACAATTAGCTTACGATAAAAAAATTCTTTAAGAATATGTGGTATTGTCCTGAAAAATATAAAAAAGACCTAAGCAGCGTAAACGATCAGTTGTTAACGCTCAAAGGTCCACTTGAAGATAAAGAGGCTAAAATAAGTTTGGCTAAATTTTTAGCTTCGAATTTAGGTATTACTACGGAGTTAATATCAGGCATTAAATTAGCACCCTTTCAGGAGATCACACTGAAAGGAATGATGAATCGAAATTTTTCAATGTGTGTTTGGGGTCGCGGCTGCGGGAAGACATTTATAGCTTCAGTGTTCTGCTTTTTGCAGTGTATTTTTAATCCTGGTACAAAGATATTAATCGCTGGGCCTACATTTCGTACCGCTAGATTTATTTTTAATAATTTAGAAAAATTAGTAAACTCAAAAGGTGCCGATTTACTACAGCAAGCTTTTTCTGTTAAACCGTCGAAAAGAAATGACCAATTTGAATGGTCGATTAACGGAGGCACGATTACCGCGATTCCATTAAACGGGGATAAGATTCGCGGATTTAGAGCTAACATTCTTTTGCTAGACGAGTTTTTACTACTTCCAGAAGAATTAGTAAACACTGTTTTGATGCCTTTTTTAGTTGCACCACAGAACATGAAAGAAAGACTTGAAATAAGGCAAGCCGAAGATGACTTGATATCAAAAGGCCACATGAAAGAAGAAGAAAGAATGGTTTTCGAAAACAATTCTAAGATGATAGCGCTATCTTCCGCTTCTTATACTTTTGAGAATTTATATAAAACTTACAAAGATTGGACAAATAAAATCTACTCAGATGAATTAGGCGATGCTGATTATTTTATTTCTCAAATGGGCTATGAGGCTTTACCAGAGGAGATGATAGATAAAACTGTTATCGAGGAGGCGCAAGAAGGCGGCTCTTCTCATTCTTCATTTCTTAGAGAATATTGCGCTCAATTCACAGACGGTTCCGATTCTTATTTCAGTGCCAAAAAAATGCACGAATGCACAATTCCAGATGGAGAGCATCCAACGACTCTCATAAAAGGAGAATCTGGTTCTAGATATATTTTAGGAATTGACCCATCGTTTTCAAACAGCCCAAGTTCAGACTTTTTTGCAATGTCTTTGCTTGAGATAGATAATGACACAGGGCAAGGAACACTTGTGCATAGTTATGCTGTTGCTGGTGGAGATTTAAAGGATCATATAAATTATATGTTCTATCTTTATACAAATTTCAATATAGAGTTAATAGTTATCGATAATGCTGGTTATCAATTTTTAGATAGCTGTAACGAGTCTGAAAATTTTATAAATGCTGGAATTAATTTAAAATTTATTGATTTTGAATCCACTAAAGAAGGTCAGGATTACCAGAAGCAGTTAAGAAAACTAAAAAGAGATTTAAATAAAACTGATCATAGGATTTGTTTTAAACAAAATTTTACAAGTGATTTTTTAAGAAAGGCGAACGAACATCTGCAAGCTTCTATAGATCATAAAAAAATATGGTTCGCCTCTAGAACCACCGCAAACGGTTCAGCTTTCAGCAAGCAATCAAACCAAAGGGTAAATTTAGCTTTAACTGACTGCAAAAATATAGGAGAATTAATCGAAACTCAAGATAGCTTGATATATGCAACAAAAAAACAATGCGCTTTAGTCGAGGTGAAATCTACAGCAAAAGGGACGCAAACCTTTGATTTACCACAACATTTAAAAAGAAGCACGTCAGCCCATAGAGCGAGAAAAGATAACTATACTACATTAATGCTGGCTAATTGGGGGCTTAAAAGCTATAATGAAAGCCTAAACTTGAATGAAAATGAAATAAATTTTACGTTTTTACCGCAAATGTATCAATAGAAGTGTATTAAATTTGTGAATCATGAGTGAACCGTCAAAAAAGAAAGCCAGCCCGAAAACCGCAGCTAAACGACCAGCAAAGCGAGCGGCTAAGAAAACTATGACAGCAAAAGCGTCGGAAGACGCTACACCGTTAATGGCTTACCAATCTCTTGCGGGCGTAAATACTACATATACATCCAACAGAAGAAATAAATCTGGCTCTATAAACAGAACTAATAAGTATACTAATATTGATGACGGTCTTATACCTTTTAAGTATGCTTATGAATATGGAAATTCAGGTGACCAAAGTTTAGATGTTAGAGATGCGGTAATTTTATGTCAAAAGGCTTATTATAATTTTTCTCAGTTTAGGAATGTCATTGATTTAATGACTGAGTTTTCTTTAGGTAGCATTTATTTTAGGGGAGGCAGTAAAAAATCAAGAGCATTTTTTGAGGCTTTATTTAACAGGTTAAATATATGGAGTTTTCAAGACCAATTTTTTAGGGAGTATTATAGGTCTGGGAATGTATTTGTTTATAGATTTGATGCCAATTTATCAAATCAAGAAATCTCAAAAATCACACAAGCTTTTGGTAGTTCACTTTCTGAATCTTTAAGCAACTCAAGTAAGATTCCAAGTTCTTACATGTTAATAAACCCAGCCGATGTTAGAATGACTGGTACATTAGCATTTAACAATCCAGTTTATTATAAGCTTGTTACAAATTACGAATTAGAAAGATTAAGAACTAGAAAAACCGAGGAGGATCAAGAAATTTACGACTCTCTTCCTGAGAGCACAAAAAAACAAATCGATCAAGCTAGAAGCTCTGCTGTTCAGATTCCATTAGACATGGACAAAGTTGTTGCAGTTTTTTATAAGAAGCAAGACTACGAGCCTTTCTCAGTGCCAATGGGTTACCCCGTATTAGCTGATCTTAATTTTAAAGACGAACTTAAAAAAATGGATATGGCGATTGGTCGTTGTATGCAACAAGCTATTTTATTAGTTACTATGGGTACAGACCCAGAAAAAGGCGGTATAAACCAAAGAAACCTTCAAGCGATGCAAGACCTTTTTCAAAATGAATCTGTTGGTAGGGTTTTAATCGCGGACTACACAACAAAGGCTGAGTTCGTTGTACCTAGAATCGCTGAATTAATGGACCCTAAAAAATATGAAATTTTTGATAGGGATATTAACAACGGCTTAAACAATATTTTAATTGGAGGAGAAAAATTCTCCAATCAAGAAAGTAAAGTAAAGGTATTTGTTTCTAGATTACAACAAGGTAGAGAAGCGTTTTTAAACAATTTTTTAATCCCAGAAATTAAGAGAGTTTCTAAAAATTTAGGTTTTAAAAATTATCCTACCCCATACTTTGATGAAATGTCTCTTCAAGACAGCGTTCTCAAAGATAGGGTATATTCTAGATTGTTAGAACTTGGGATTTTAACACCTCAAGAAACTATTACTGCTTTAGATACAGGAAGATTACCCGACAAAGAAACCTCCATAGAAAATCAAAAAGAATATATGGAGCTAAGAAAAGAAGGTTTGTATACACCTTTGGTTGGCGGTAGTCCATTAGCTCAGAAAAATCAAAACCCCGAAAAGCAAGATAAACCCAAAGAAGAAGCTGGTAGGCCAAACGGAACCACAGGTATTCCTCAAGGAAACAGAAAAATTTCTCCAGTCGGACAAAGTGAAGCTTCCAAGGCTTTTAGCTTAGATAAGGTAAAAGAAAACATGATTTTAGCTCAGAAGCTAGAGAAACAGGTTGCTACTCATTTGAGAAAAACTCACAAGGTAAAGAGACTTAACGAAAATCAAAAAAATATTGCAACTGAAATTTCTCAAGTTATCATAGCGAACGAATCCCCCGACAAGTGGTCAGAAGTCGTCGATTTCTATTGTAAGAATCCCGTTGACACAAACAGCGATAGAGTTAGCTTAATTAGAGAAATAGCTTGTGAACATCAATTAGATTTTTATTTAGCTAGTATATTAGCTTCAAGCACGAAAAAGTAATATGAGTGAAGAAAACAATAAAAACTTAGAGGAAAGTCACATAAAATCAGTGGGGTACGGGGAAGTGCCCACGGATATTATAATGCCAGATATATTAATTCCCCCTCCTCAAAAAGACGAAACTAAAAAGGTTATAGAGGATGAAGTAAATGTGGCTTTTAAATTTGCATTTCTAGGGGCGGGTCAAGGCGGTTCTAGAATAGCTGAAAACTTTTATAAATTAGGCTATAGAAGAGTAGCTGTAATAAACACAGCGCAGCAAGATTTAAATTCTATCAATTTAGAAAACAAGCTTTGTTTTGGAGAGGGTGGCGCTGGTAAAGCTCCAGAGGTAGCCACTCAAGCCTTTCAAGAAAAAAGCGAAGACATTTCTGATTTTATGAGAAGGTCTTTTGGCGACAACGTAGACAAAATTTTTGTTTGCGCTGGCGCTGGAGGCGGAACTGGTGCTGGTTCAGTAATTTCAGCAGTTAGATCAGCGGTGGAGATACAGGCTAATTCTGAAACTTCAAAAAAAGTTGGAGTAATTTTAGCTTTGCCGAAGGCTTCCGAAGGGAAAAGAGTAAATGCTAATGCGGCAAATACTTTAAATGAGGCTTATGATTTAGTTGACCAAGGTATTGTATCACCTCTTATTCTGATTGATAACGAAAAGATTGGCCAACTTTATCCAAATTTAGTTGTTTCAGAATTTTGGAATGTAGCCAACCAAAGTATGGCTGGACTTTTTCACCTGTTTAATCATACGGCTGCGAAAGATAGCACTTACTCTTCTTTCGATTCCAATGACTACAAGCAGGTTTTAGATTCTGGACTAATTGTATTTGGTGCGTCTCCAGTATCAGAGTGGAAAGACTCTGTAAGTATAGCGAGAGCGGTAAGAGAAAATCTTAAAAATAATTTACTATCTGGAGGAATAGATTTAAGCACTGGTAATTCCGCCGCTGCAATTATTATAGGCGGCACAGAACAACTTAATAATATTCCACAAAGTTATTTGGATCAAGCTTTTGATCAATTATCGAAAATGATGAGACCAAACAGCGTGGTTCATAGAGGGATTTATAGCGGGGATAAACCTTCTTTGAATGTTTTTTCTGCTATAGGAGGTCTGGGTAGACCTGAAGATAAATTAAGTCAGCTTAAAAAACTAGGCGACTTACCACAGTAAAATAAAAAATAATAAATATTATGGCTACGAAAAAAAATGATGAAGTAAAACCTGGTTACAAAAGTACCGAGTTTTGGATTAC